TCTACTAAATCTGTTGGTGTGCCGGTGAATGTGTTATTGAGATTTCCAATATCCCCAACATCTATAGCCAATTCATTAAATTCTACTCTCCATTGTTCTAGAGTATTTGTTGTTGGTACGTTTCTATCAGCCATAGTTATAATTTTTCCATTAATGTTTTCATCATCAATTTAATTTCACTTATTTCTTCTTTCATACTATTTATATCAACTTCTTGTTTCTGCATTTGTTCTTTTTCTAATTGTTTAGCCTTAAATCGTCTTTTTACTGCATTATAAGCACTATCATTATTATTTAAAATAGCTCCAGTTGTTCCATCTTTTACTAGATCAGGATATCCTTCTATCTTTGTATACGACATTATACTGCCAAGGCCAATGCTCTAAAGTTTTGAAGTATAGGTGGTTTAGAAGTATTCAAAGATTTCAATACAAGTTTAATAGCGAAAGATGAAAAATCTTCCAATGGTAATGTTGTTGTTGCAACATCATCATTATTACCAGCCGTAAATTCATATTCCCTAAAATCTCCAGCACTAATTGATATTGGTACAGGAGAATCTGGAATACCAGTATTATTAAATGCAGTCCATTCTAAATCTTCAAAAGGTGTTTCTGTACTAGCTCGTTTTATCTTGTAATAACATTCAATTTCAGACTCATCTTGAACAGAAGCATCAACCATAACCTTAATAGCTGTTGCTTCTTGTTTTAATCTAATCTCTTTAGTCAAATAGATACAAGCATTATTATCACCCGCAGGTTCTGTAGATGATCTGTAATTTGTTAATGTTCCTAATTCACTTGAAGAATCAATTTTATTAATTCTATTAGCAATACAAATTACACCTGCTTGACCTTTACCAAGATCAATTATTGGAGTAATTTCATCTCTAGTAGAACTCATTGTATTTGTCAGTCTGAATGATTTATCACCACCCAGTTCATTTGTCTCATTAATCTGTGAGCAAATAATATAAGGCCGAGTAAACTCCCAGTTCTCATACAAAGGAATCTGGAACTTATCAGCATTAGCTGTTCTACTAAATGGTGTTTGTGTATATGCACCTGAATCTGGAGACCCCAAAGTTTTACCAGTTGTTACCTGTGCATATGTATCTACCGATGTATTAGGTAAAGCCATAATCTTAACTTTATTATACATTGTATCATAAGGAACATTCTTTGTAATAAGCGCATTAGATCCACCGACAGTCATTGTCTTGGTTGCTGCGGTAGTTGTAGTAATCTCAAAACTATCAAGTTCTATTCCTGAGATTGCTGTGTGCGTCTTATTAATTTCAGTAAGAGGTATACCAGCAAGAACATAAAACTGTACCGTACTTCCATCCTCATGTGTCGTTGCTGTAGTTCCATCTGAACCTCTAGTACAACCGGTTACTGCATTACCTGAAATACCGGTATACTGAATAACCTCATCATCAATCTTTATATAACCAGTTGATGTAAAATTAGTAGAAGATGTTAAAGTAATAGTAGTATCTGTAGCTGTCAATTCTGCACCTTCATTTAGTGTAGTATCTGAAATTTCAGAATGTACATCTTTAATAATAACATTATTGATACCTGAGTACATTCCGTGACCCCAATAGCCAACCTTAACTTTAGTAGATCCGTTGCTAACCTCTACAGGATTCTTATACAAATACCTGGTAAGACCATCAGATTTAGCAACAAAACCAGCCGGTCTACTTAATTCTTGGTTTACTAACATCACATTAGCTGATTTAGAAATATCAAACTTTGCTCTATACAGATCAAACTTCAAATCTTCATACTGTGATGCTGTCCAAGCAGTAGCATTCTGTGATTTAAACAATGACCCAAGATATGGTTGTTCAGATATAGCAGATGTACCACCAACATCAACCTCACCTATTCTAGATACCCAAATGGTATAATCTAGTGAAGTACTTATTAAGACAATAGCATATTCTTGCATCTGTTTTAAATGCTGCGGCCACTCAAATGTAAATGTTGTTGCTGTTGTAGCTGTATCAGAAACATTAATAGAACTTGCAGGTAATGTTACTTGACCTCCAGGTAATACTTCATCTGTCGGATAACCATTAACTACAGTACGGAGCTGAAGTGTTACAGGTGCCGGTTGACTACTAACATCTTTAGTCTTAAAATAAACATCAACTTTAGTTACAAAGCAACCTTCTGGGAATTCAACATCCTGAATACTGATAGTTTGTGCTAAAGGATCCATCCATCCATGGAATACAGATGCTGTTGATGTAGTTGATGAAGAATCACTATCTCCACCTCTTATAACCCTAGTATCTCTGAGACTATCATCCCTAGAAACTTTTCCTTGTCGTAAAGCATTTATTCTTTCTTGTTTAATCTGCTGTTGTCCAAAAGCTTGATATACTGCTTCACCAGCACTAAACACTTGTCCATATGTTCTATCATCAGTAATACTATCAGATAGTCTAAATACACCTTTACCTATAGGAAATCTAATTTCTTCTGTATTAGGAATTGAAAATGTTGCTGCTATTTCTCCAATATTATTTGTTACTAGAGGAAGACCACGAACACCACTTGTCGCAACAGGCATCGTATTTGCTACACCTGTTACAGGATCAGTATAAGCCTTATGTTCCATAGCCGTAGTACCATCTGCACCACGTTCAGAAATAGTAAATGTAGTATCTGTTTTAGCACTGTACACCATTTTTTCAGATGTTACAAAAGATGTGCCAGAAGTATCTTCCCAACGATATTGGTCAGAACTGTCGGCGGCCAGATCGCCAGGATCAAAAGTTCTTTCAGCTGCTGTTGGATCTACAACTGTACTAATAGTAATAGCTCCAGGTGCTGCTGGAAAACCTGCTGTAGATACTACATTAATAGTTGTATCTGATTTTCCGACATTAGATGTTAAGTCAGATGATGCTACAGAAATTCCTGCAGGACGAGTTTGATTTCCTACATCACGCCCATTAAAAAATGCATATAATTGTGTATTAGGTTTAAATCCTGTTCCTACAACACCAATATCCCTTGATCGCATCCATGGAACAATTTCCATTGTAGTTTCATCACCAGCACTTCTATTCTGCCGGAATTCTTCTAGATCAAATCTAGTACCTTCTCTTGACTGATTAAGACCAACATCAACAGAAACACTACCACTTGTAGTTGTAGTCACATCAGTCATTCCAGCCCAACCTTTGCCTTTTGCAGCTCGCATATCGCCACTAGATCCACCCCGACCGCGGTTACCAGCAGCTGCTGCTCTATATCGTTCAGTTTCAGCAGCAGTACCTTTCCGGTCACTTGTCGATGCTGAAGAACTCAATTCAAAACTAACATCAACATCTACAGAATCAGTTTGCCATGATTTCCAATCTGTTCTTGTTGTTTTGTTTCCCATCCAAGAAAGCCATTGGTCATAATCACCTTCAATATTTACAGTAAATGCAGGCTCTCTATCTGTATCAATCCACAAGTCAGATTCTGGATCTAATGTAATTGTACCTGGCCAGAATATTACACTAAATGGATTTAGATTTTCTACCCTAGATGCAAACTTATTAGAATGAGAAAGTAATGCCTGGTCTGTATATGGTAACATAGCCATATCTACTTTTCTTACATAATGATCGTCTAATCTATCACTACTTGTAGTATTTTCTTCTATTAATTCTACAGTCTGTACATCATGTTCTGGTCGGAATTCTTTTCGTGTTCTATCTACAGAACCACTATAATCATCATGGAAGATATTACCTACACCATGACTTTCAAAATTGTCTACAATAAATCCAGTTTTAAATCTATCAAAACCTTCACTATCTAATACTCTAAAGTTTTCTGCATCCTTTTCTAATAGTGACAATGTGATAGTTCTTTCTATATCTCTCAGGCGTCTAGAAAGACCTGTAATATCTTTCATAGTCCAGCGCCTATTAGCTGGAACTTTTAACTGTACAGAACGCTCGTTAAAAGTATAGGGTTCTATAGATACTCCAGCTATCATCATAGCCCCTTGAATATCTTGATTTGGATACTTTGGAACTTCAGCAGGAATACCTTTCTGTACTATAAACTCTCCTCTATCCGTAAGAAATAATTTATCAGCTCTACCAAGATAGGTTTGATAATCTAATTGTATAGTATCACCAGGTCCTGGTAGATGTGTAGCAGAAGAACCTGAACCTTCAAAAGTTTTATTACCATGTATAAAAGCACAATTAGATCCTGATGTAGAAATATCAGCAACCTTTGGTCTGAAATCTACAGCATCGGATAAAAGCATAAGTCCATAAGTCGGAATTTGGTCATAATCTACCTGGTTAGTATAAGAATCAGCACTAAAGAAATCTCCGGCACCGTGTGTAAAATAATCAAATACTATTAATAACTGACCGGTTGGTGCAGTTTCATTTGGTCTGCGTCTAATTCTAGCAATATCATAAAATCCATCTCTTTGACCAGGATCAAATGTATACTTATAACTAATATCAGTACTACTTTCAGCAACAGAGTCTATCTCAGCTACATATCCACTAGTCTGGCCAGTAATAGCATCAAGTGCTGTAAATGTTTTAGTTCCTTGATAAACAAAAGTTAATGTTGTACCTGTATGATTAACTACTAAGCCTTTGGCACCAGTTACAGTTCCTATAATTTGTTCACCAACAGTCATAGTTCCTGTTGCACCCGAAACAGTCAAAGTGGGTAATGTTGGAGTTGTGCTAATAGATGTTGATTCAAAAACAGACCAACACTGATAACCATCAGCAACACCAAGTGAAATATCTCTATCTTCTACCCTATGACCATAAGTTGTATCACTTGCAGTATTGTTGGTTACGGTAACTGTAGACATTTTTACTCTTGTCTTTGTCTTATGTACAGCATCTGCTTTTGATAATGTAGCCGTAACTTTAACACTTGATGTTGTGCCCAAAGCAGAATTAGTTATTGTTAAAGTCTGATTACTGTTAGACAATACAAATCCAGTAGATGCAGATACTATATCACCCTGTGCAATGCCTGATGTACTTGTACCCAAAGATAGAATATGAATATTATAATCTTGTTCTGAATGTGCTACAAAAACTTCATCTGTTCCAGCATTAAGAGTTATAACACCACCGGTTGTTGTACTAACTACAAACTGTCTCCTCATAGTATGAGAAGTATCTGTTGGTAATAAAGTCTTAATATTTCGATGTGGTAGTCCAAATAAAGACAAAGAGTTTTCTGGCTCTTTTATATCACCACGCTTTCTTATAGCTGTCACACCAGATGCTGTTGTACTATAAGCACTGCTCATAGTTAGAACATTGGCCTCATCACCAGTTCCTATTGCTGTGACTCTGCGTGTTTCTAAAGAAGCTCCAGTCGAACCTGAAGGTAGTTGTATAATATCACCAACTACAATTTCTTCCGTATATTCTTGGTTAGTACCAACAAGGCCATTACTAACAGTTTCTGCTAAAATTTCATCACCTACTGTTTCTGTATCAGAAGCTGATCCAAATTCTTGCCTTAATTGATTACCATCCTCTAATACAATCCTATCAGTTAAACCAAAAGTATAGTTTCCTGATAGTTCAAAATTTACATCTAGGTCTAGGTCAGCTGTAAATCCATCTCCTGCATTATTTGTATAAGGCATAAAGAATTGTTTTACATCTTGACTAAACCCTCTTGATAAAACTGTAGAGGTTGTGCCTGCAACAGTGTCTCCTGAATGACTGCTAGTGATAGCTTCACTTGTGGAAAATTTACCTATAACATTCTGAACAACAAAGTTAGTATTACTTGTTGTGCCTGAAACAACTAAACCTGTTGCACCTGATGTTGATCCTGTTATTAAAGCGCCAGTGCTAAGACTACAAGCAGCTGACATTGTAATATCAGTAAACATATTAATGTCAAAAAGATATAATTTATATTTTGATGTATTATTACTAGAAGATGATCCAGCAGTACCACTATTAAATTCTAAATGTTTGGCTCTTGCATATCCTACATGAGTACCAGCACTTTGACCGCGAGTCACATTCTGTCTATTAAACAATTGAATTTGTTCCATAGTATCAACACTACTTACTGAAGCACTATCTGGTACCATATCAGGTGTACCGTATACATTAACAACATTAGCATACTGTCCTTGTGTTGCAGCTACAGTTCCATCTGTGATTACATCTACTGTTCTTGCTTTATCAAAGTTTACAAGACTTGATGAAATTAATTCTACTTCTCTACCAGCTACATAAGCTTTACCAGGACTAATTTGACAAACAAACTTTGTTTCATCTCCGGCGGGCGAATCGGTGGCCTTATAAAGACCATTATTAATTCCAGTATCCAGATGTTCTTTAATACTAAAAGTAAATGGTTTAACAAAATAATCTCCAGACTCTTCCATTGTGCGTCTGGCTATCATATCTTCTACTACAGAATATTCTGGATATCTAACATGAGATTTTATAGAGCCTGCTTCTAATCTTATAAGCTCTACAAAATTAGTATCTGTAGTTCCTGTAAGTGTATGTTTTGCTAATGTTAATGTTATTTTAAGTCGATCTGCACCATCAGCAGCAAAGTTTGTTGTACCTTGTGCATTATCTTTTAATGATCCGTCTGTTAAATGACTTACTAGAGTTTCGGTAATATCGAAACCAACTCTATAAGAAGGTACATTAGTATACTTGTCCAGTACTAGAGTTTGAGCTGTAGTCTGAACAAACATACCTCGAACAAAGAATACACCTGCGGTAACTGTTACTGCACTACCTGTAGCTGCAGCACCTGTTGCTTGAGCTGTTGCTGTTACTGCCGCAGCTGCAAAAGTAGTAGTAATTGGATCTCCAGCACTATTTACTCCTGTTAATGTAAGTGCGGTATCTGAAGAAATAGTTTCTCCATCAGAAAATGTTTGAGATGCAAAATCGGTACCTGATGCAATATATTTTATAAAGAGAGTATCTGGATCATCAGTAGTAGCAACTGCATATCCAACAACTCTTGCTTTAACACCACTTGTTGTGCCTGTAATTTCAGTACCCACATAAGAACTTAAATGATTCGCTGTTGTGTATGTATTTGTTCCTGTAACATATGTAGATTGCAGTTTTAAAGCAAAATGATTCTCATCATATCCTACACTACCAGGAATAACAATTGAACCTTCTTTAAAAATGTGCCTACCAAATCGTTCAATTTGGTTTTGCTGAATACTTTGAAGGGTTGTTAATTCTCTAGCTTGTACTGCCTTTCCCGGTTTAAATAATACTCTATGAAATTGATCGGCTTCATCAAAATCATCATAGTACGGGGTAACATTCAGGTCTGTTTTTTGTGCCATTTTTTAAAACTCGATTACTAACTTAATATTTTCTGTTTGGTCTGATGCTCTCATAATAGGAGCTCTGTGCTCAACATACATAACATCACCACTATAAAAATCTATTTCAGGATTATTTACTGTACTTGTTGTTCCAGTAGCACTAGAAGATGCACCAGTAACAACCTCCGATGTAGCAAAAGCTGTTAAGTTTTTATTTGTATCTACACCAGTATATTCAGTTTGTATATAATAGAGTTTTCTGTTTGTAGAGTCCCAATGTACTACTACACCTTTTGCACCAGAAGTTCCTCCAGTAATAATTTCATCATTACTAAAAGTTCCCGGTGTAGGTGATGCAGCAAAAGTTACACTTTTTAATGCACTTAATGTAGATGCTGTGGATACCGTTGTTGTTCCATAGTTATATGGATTACGAACTAAACCAATTCGTCTAAAATCCTGTCCTACAACAAAGTCACCTGAACCCTCAGTTCCTGCTAGACTTGTATTTGTCATTACATAAAATGCACCAAGTTCTTTTAGTGCATCATATCCATGACCATTTCTTGGACCTAAAATTGGTGTTAATACAGCAGAAGTAGTTGCTGTGCCTACACCAGAAATACCATCAACATAAACTGTTGCATATGTATAACCAGTTCCTTGTGCTGTTACGGTAACAGAAGTAACTGCACCTCCACCAACAACTACAGTACAAGTTCCACCAGAACCATTTCCTCGAATAGGAACAGAAGTATAAGTGCCGTTAGTATAACCAACACCAGCAGTAGAGATTTTAATATGACGAATTTCACCATCAACAGCATTACTCGATACTGTACTTTGAGATCCGCCTGTCACTGTTCCTAAGGTATCAATAACAGGCATAAAATCTGTCGTAAGAAAATTTTGTACTTGAGTGGTAGTCATAGTGTACATATATTTCCAAATATAACTATCACCAAGAGTAAATTCTGTATTACCTGTACTGGTTGGTTTTACTGTAGCTGCAGCGCCAGCATTATTACCTATACACTTATAAACTTTATACTCATCAGTCATTACAAAAAATGTAGAATCAAAAAGTGTTGTTGCACCACTAGTAGAAGTTACTGATGAACTATAATCATGTCTATATTCATCGTATACAGTACCAGATGTCCAGTTGCGTCTAGGAACAACAAAAGATAAATCACTTGTACTTACCTTTTTGGCAGCTAACATATCTCTAAAATGTCTGTACTCATCAGTTACACTATCATTAGGTGTAGGAGGAGAAGCATCTGTACCGCCACCAGTAGTTGTCGAAAACTGCTGAGGCCTTCCTATAAAGACATAATAGGTAGAAGCAGCTGCCTCGCCAAATGATTCATAGAATTGTTCTGCGTTATGAATCCTAAATTTGTTTGTTACAATTGCGGCCATTTAAATTAATTCTCCGTTTTATTCTACTATTTATACAGGTTTATGTAACCGATATTGTTATTTCAGACGGTGCAGGTATATTATGTTTTGCACCAGGAAAATCTGTTATTTGTTCTAAAGTAAATTCAGACCATTGTGCTGGATGGTATGAACCACTAGTTCCTGTATTTTGTGTTGCACAAAATTTATAATTATAAACATTAGTTCCATCAGCGTGTGTTGCAGCTGTTGTACTATTTGCTCCTCTAGTACATCCTGTTAAATCATTACCAGATTTACCAGTATATGTAATTTGTTCATCTTCTATAACAATAGTTCCTGATGTTGGGAATTGTGCAGCACTAGTTAAAGTAATTGTAGTATCTGAATTTGATAAAGTACCACCTTCATTTAATGTTGTTAATTCTCTCTTATCATAGAATCCAGTATGACCTCTAAATGTTGTAGAACTATCTACTGATCTCCTTTCACTATCTGCAAACATATACCGATTTATATTTTTTCTAATCCAACCACCATCACCTATAAAATGACTATCACCAGATGATGCTGGAATAGTAACTGTTGGATAAATTATAGATTCTCCGGATCCTTTTCGAGCTCGTGTTTGTCTTAAATTTCTATCTAAAATAATATGATGTGTTATAGAAACATCTTTATCATTACTTAATGGTGTTCCTGCAGGAACTCCTACAAGAGGTGCTGAACTTACAGTCTGTGCAGTACCACCCAAACGCCTACCAAGTTGTGTAGTGAAGATGGTCTTGAGTGTTGATAGTAAGTCAGGTGTAAATGAATCACGAGCATCAGCCAGATCAGGTACAGTAGAGCTTGTCTTAATTCTCAAATTAAGTGTATTTACTGGATCAATCTGTGAGAATAAAGCAAACCCAGATGGATGTACAGAACTCAATAATGAATCTTTCCATATTGTAATAGATGTTGCTGTTTTTACTACATACGAAAAGTCCTGATAGTAATAACTATCTTGAATTTTCTTTGAATCTTCAGATATAAATCCATCTTCATTAATATACTTTCCAAAAACACCTGTTGCACCTATATTGGATGTGAATGTTACAGAATCTACACTATTAATTGTTGCTGTTGTTCCTGTATCAGATTCAGTAATAACTTCATCAGCTTGAAAAGTACCTGTAACAGATGTTACCTTTATTAATTGTGAACCAGAATCATATGATTTTATTAGAGCTGTAGCACCACTAGTTCCACCAGTAATTATTTTGTTAGCTAAAAGATCAGCCGATGCACCGGTGACTAATATATTTGTAACCGTTGTTAGTGTAGGTGTTTCCGTATAGTGAATTCCTGGTTCTATTACTTTTGCAGCTGCAACCTTCCCGACCGTACCAGCACCCTTTGCAATAACTTTACCACCACTTCTATTGGTAACACTTAAAACAACAGCATTATTACCAGATGTTGCACCGGTTACTGTATCACCAGCAACTATTGTACTGTCTATTTCTGTATATTCTATATAATTATGGTCCGGAATTTCAGGATCAGGATAGTGTCTAACTACCGTTCCAGATGCTGTTGAAGGTGCAGTTGCATCTATAACTTCTCCTACAGTAAAATTGCCGAGAGTATTTGTTGTTTCTTGAATATGTCCGCCCGTTGTCGTATAGGCAAATGTCGTTTGTGTTAGAGCTACATTTTCCTCCAACATCATCTTAGCACCAGTTTCAAATAATATATTATCTTCATCTTCTGCTAAAATTCTAGAAGCTCTAACTCGTAATGTTTTTGTTGTTGGTAGTGTTAGTGCTGGTAAACTGGAATAATTATTTCCTATAGCAGTTACTCTGACATCCGTAATATCACCAATTCCATCACCCAATTCTTGTACAAATTTTCGTCCCGGTTTATTATCAGAAGCTACTGTATAATCTTCTAATATAAAATGGTCTGTAGATACCATTCCATAATTTTCTTCTTGAGTAAAATATGTAGTTGTAGTATCTTCTGTAAGAAGTTCTCCAACTTCATTTTCTAAAGTAATTCTAAATTCGTTTGTAAGAGAACCTGTTTCAGGAGCAAAACTACCATTAACCAAAGCAACTTCTGCAGCAAGACCGGTACCACTTGTTCCTGAGTTAGAAACGGATAATACATCACCTATTTCATAACCACTACCGATATCTGAAATTTCAATATTAGATACTTTACCATAAGTTACAGCATCAATACTAACTTGAGCACCAATACCTATATCAGAAGTGGCTGTTAGTGTATCACCTGTGGAAAAATATTGTCCGGATATTGATGGGGAAATAGACGACAACATAGAAGTATTTTTAGCTAAAATAGTTCTATTTGCATTTGTATTATCTTGACCATAAATTCTTTGACCGGGTAAAAATGTTCCAGATAAACTTCCTTCTGTAAGTGTTAAATCATAAAGAACTACAGGTCCCAATTGAATTTGAGATACAGATTCTACTGTTGCAGTTGCTTTCCCTAGTGTAGAATATCCGCCGGCAGGTCCTGCATACCCAACCGTATCTGGATGATGAGGCTGTCCTTCTTCAATCGTAAGGTCTCTTGCAGCATCTTGTGTAATTGTTTCTCCAACCAATTTACTTATATCATGGGTAAGTAATGTAGAACCTTCTTGTTCTATATGTTCTCCATTTTCCATTAACAAATACAATTGGTCATTTTCATCATTCTCTAATAGTAAAGCATCATTGACTTGAACAACTCTTAATGTAGTATCATCTGCCCATGTACCATCTGATATTCTAAATATATTTTCTGTAGGATAAAATAAATCTACACTTTCACCTAACAATATTCTAAAGAATATTTCATGTCCTTTTCTAGTTCCTTTTGCTCTATAAAGGTCTTTAATATTCTTTAAAATATTTCTTTCATCTAAAGTAGCTAATCTAGTAACCCCAGCTTCATCTGTAATTGTAATATCTGTAGCAAGCTTTCTAGGAATTGTCCGCATGAAAGCTTCTTTAAATTGTTCAAAGAAAATATCAATTGTATCATCAATATCAGCATATTCCATCAAATCAGAAATATTTTGAACAGGGTTGGCTGTATAACTTTCTATATAAGCAGATGCGTTAGAAGTTGCACCAACAATTTGTTCATCTATAATGAATTTGTTTTGCGATGATATGAATAATCTAGAATTATGATTAATATCTTCTGCACGAATTACAGCCGTCGCCTTAGATGTTTGACCAGTAATCGTTTCACCATTTATAAAAGAACCTGCTGTCCTCTCACGGCTAGCGGCAGTTAATGTATCACTACCTACAGGAGTTTCTTCAGTAGGTGCACCAATTGCTGCACCACCTACCCATGTCTGATTATAATCTTCTAAAATAATTGTATTACTTTCACCTTTACGATAAAAATTATCATCTTCTAAAAGAATATAAGTAGTACTACCTTCCTCAGTTAATATTGAATCGTTATTACCTAATGTTTTTAATTTGAGCTCAGCAGACTCTAAAAACTCATAATACTTTTTTATAAACCCAACAAAATCAGGATGATCCGATTTTATAAAATCAGGTAACTGTTCTGGGATTAAAACAGAAATTTTATTTTTAGTTGTTGCCATTTATCAATAAGAAGTCTTTGTTACATATGTTGTGCCGGCATTAGAAGAACCTGCAGCAATAGTATCAGCTTCACCTGTTACTGTCATATTAGAAGTATCAATTTCTAATATTTGATTTCTGACAGGCACTATATCATTTGAACTTGGATTAACTGTTAATGTTATTGTACCACTACTATTAGATACCGCAGTAATGTTTATTGCATCTATTACTATTTGACCTGTAGTATACGATATAGTTCCTACAGCAGAATCAACATAAGTTTTTGTTGCACCTGTAAGATAATAAGTACGAATATTTCCACTACCATCATCATCTAGATATAAAGTATTTGCATTACCACTAATTGTAAATCCCGTACTAGATAATATTGACATATGACCAGAATGTGGATTATAAAGTGGATTATTAAAATCTATAGTATACTTTGCTGATGTAGATAGTGTGGGTGTTAATTCTTGTGTCATAGTAATGGTTGTAATATTAGACAATATAGAAGTATCTACTTCATCTATAGTTTTAATAAATTTTGAATATCTAAAAAGACTTTCAAAAGCTTCCAAATTATTATCACTAAATGTAGATATTGCATCTGCAACCAATGTTTCCAAATCTGTTGCTGTTTTATTGGTTATTGTAGCATTATATTTAAAATTAATAACAGGTATAATTTTTGTTGTCACTGGATCTATAAACTCAGGTGTAATACTGGCCACTGTATAATTATTTTTCAATTGATTCTTAATAGACTCTTTGGTGGTATTAGTAAGATTTGCACCTGTATTCGGCCGAATACTAATATAAACTTTTCCATACACCGGCGGATCGGCATATTCACCGCCCCATACTGCAACAGATTCTATATCTGGATAAAGAGTAGGTAATATTGCTTTATAATCTTCAGCAGTTACTGCTCTATTTTGTGTAGTATAATTAAATGTAGCACTTTGTTTTATAGCATCTATGCTTTCTGCAATTGCACCACCGGTCGCTGCAGTTTCAGTTACCACAGTAATATTAGTAAACCCTGAAATTGCAGCTGCAGGTGTAAATGCAGATGCACCATTAGCATCTGTAACATTAGTAACAATATATTTTAAGATTACAATATTACCGTCACCTAAAGCTTTTCCTACAACACCATCTCCGAAATATACTTCCCAATTACCATCAACCGATTCTTGTATAAAATAAGAAGTTGTTGTTCCTGTAATATTAACTAAATTATCAGCCAAAGTATATGTAGTAGTTGTACTGTCTGATGAACTTTTTTGTACCTGAACTTGCAATGTAGAAGTGTCCACATTAGCATTTTCTATAAGAAATCTTTGATCGGGATCGTCTATATCTACTGTGTATTCTGTTGTAACCCAAGTACCCTCATAAATTGGAATACCATTTGTTTCACCAAAAGTATAAATGCCGGCCGTTGGTGTTAAAACTCTAGATGTAGTATTAATAAACTGATAACTGACACCATCAATAGTTGTAGTAAAAACATATCCTTCAGGCATTACTACTGTAGCTGTATTTGCATCATTAACAGTCACCTTAACATATGCGGTAGGTGCCTTTACTGATGTGGGTGTATATCCTAAAGCTTTTGCATGAGAAGTTACGGAGTTTCTTTTTTGTGCAGTATCTAGGAACATTTCATTAGCCAACATATTAGCTTGAAATGCCTGATAGTGTGTATTATAAGCAAGAGTATCCAATAAGATATTCATACCAGATGCTTCAAAATCAAAATCAGTAAATTGGTTTTGACTTTTTAGATAAGTTTTTAAATTAGACTTTATATCATCAAAATCTAATTCTGTAATTTGTAATTTACCTTGTGTGTTTAATCCGGCTGCCATTATCGTATTCTCTGTAGCATAAGTTCCACTTCTTCTATTCGTTCAGGAACATTGTTTATAGTAAATTCAATAGTACATCTTATTTCATTATTATCTAAATGTTGTTCAACTTCTCCAAAATTAACATTTGTTACCGTAACTCTGGGTTCCCATCTCTTTATAGACTCCTCTATTCTTTCACGAAGCACAGCAACCATAATAGGAGTAAAATTTTCAAACAAAGCTCCTCTAATATTAGTTCCTATTTCTGGATGAAATGGTTTATCCCAAGTATTTAAAAGAACTAGGTTACGGACAGCTCGTTTGATATTTTGCACATCCGTAACTGTAGAAACATCTCCAGTAACTGGATTACGGGAGAAAAATAAATTTAAGTCCTTGTAAATATAATTACTTCTAGAACTATTGTTTACAGATTCATCATCTGTGAATCCTGTATTGTATTGTGTTGCTGGCATATCTAATATTTATCTACTTTCCCTGTCCTCTATACTTTTTCCAAGTTCTCTTTTTATGTTTGTTTTTTGGACGAGAACGCACAGAATTTCCAATAGATGTTCTTTTCTTTACTGATTCTCTTTTAACACTTAATATCTGTTTTGCTTTCTTAGCCATTTTTCTTTCTCGGAGCTTTCTTTCTTGGACGATTATTATTGTGATGATGGTGATGATGATGTTCTTCTACTTGCACCTTATCTTCCTTCTTCCAGAAGATTTGAACTAAACCATAAATTCCCAAAATCGACAAAACCAGTTTTACTGGTAGTATCCAAACTAAAATTGCAATAAT